GCACCAAGGGGCTGCATCATCACGACGCCTTCATTTTGGGGTTTATCTCGCAGGCTAGTAGGTATATCATAACGACTGATATTTACAAGCAATAAAACCGCAGGTAAAAGGCTTGCATAAATCGGTTTGGTCCCTAAAAGTCCCTATGGAACAAGACCTGCTTCCTGAAACGCGTCCGCTACCGTGTTGACGAGCATCATTAAACTAGCGCGGACATAGTGCTTGGCTGACACGCTCGAACCGGAATGACCCATCAAGACCTCTAGGGTGTCCGGTGCAATCCTGACCTCGTACTGCCAGCTTGTGCGCCATGAGTTGCGGAGGTTGCGCAACGGGTGATACTCGAACCCGAGCCTTTCGGCCTCGCGCTCCCATATCGCCTTCATCCTAGCGGACGTGAGCGGTCCGCCCTTCATGTTCTCGATGAAAAGGCAGTGTCCGCCATCGACTCGTTCATCGGCGATTTCCGCGAGACGTTCACCCCATCTGCCGGGAACGACGACATAGCGTCGGCTGCTCTCGGTCTTAACGCGCTCGACGACGCCTTGCCCGCGTACGGCCTCGCGCTCGATTGGGACGACGGCGCAGACCGTCCCGTTGTCGGCCCTGACAAGCTCGACCGACGCAGGGTCGACGGCAGCAGCCTCGCCCGGACGGCATGATCCGAACGCACCGAGTAGGAATATACCCTCCATGCGCGAGCCGTGCAGCAGTTCCGCCATGCGGACAAGCTCCGCCATGTCATACACTCCGGCGTCCATCTTCGCCACATCGCCAGGCATCTCGAGGCCGACGGAGGTCGGGTCGGAATCGGCAAGCTCGAACTTGACGGCGGTGCGGTAGATTCCGGACAGCATGTTAACGGCACGCTGGGCCTGGTTTTTCGTCATGGAGTCTATCCACTCCTGGATGGCGAGCGGTCTAACCGACGAGAGCAAGTAGTCCCCGAACTTAGGCTCGACGTACCTACGCCATGTCGACCTGTACATGTTCAGCGTGTTCTCTGCTAAACGTTTCTCGCATGACGGCCAGTATAGCGTGTCAAATACGTAACGCACTGTGTATGTCCTGCGCTCGTCGGCTGAGTGCAGCTCGATCAGCCTGTCTCGCTCCTTGCGAGCCTCCGTAAGCGTGCCGGTGAAGTTGGAGCTGAGTCTCCTGTATCCCTTGCCGTCGCGCTTGTCTCCCCAATAGCGTATGCGGTACCTGTTGCGGTCGAGTTTGGCAATCGAACCCTTCTCTGCCCTCATGCGTGGCATAATTTACCTGCCCTCCTGCTGTAAGCGGGTCGGTCCTGTGGGGCGTCGTGCATCTTGGCGGGTGGCGACGCCTCACTTTCTAATCGTCTGACTCTCCCTCGGACATTTTCGCCTGGTCGCGTGCGTAGTCCAAGAGGCGTCTCTTTCGCTCGACAGTGCAGGCCTCGTAGCTGTCGAGAAGCCACTGTCTGAGATAGTCCTCCTTTCTTTTCGGCGGTGTGCGCCCGGCAAGCTCGTCCAGCGTGCACCCAAGTCTGTCGGCGATCTCCGCCGCACGCTCGAGCGACATCTTTCGCTTTCCGGACTCATAGCTCTGGTACGTGTCGTATTTCATCCCGATTGCATCGCTGAAGGCCTTGCCGTTCGGGTACCCGGCCCTCGCCCTGAGCGCCCGGAGCCTCGTCACCATATTCGTCTCCTCTCGTGTTCGCGAGCCTACTCCGCACTCATCGCGCCCTGGAACTCAGCGTATTCGGAAACCTTGTCCTTGGCCTCTTGCGTGCACTTGCGGTAGTCGTCGAGCAGTTCGGCCTCATCGTGCGTGAGCGGCGGAGGCGCGAAATGTGAAGGCTTTCTGCCAACAAGCTCGTCTAGGGAGACGTTGAGCGACTCCGCGATCGTGACGGCGCTTTTCAGCGTCGGCGTCTTCGCCCCGCTCATGTAACTGGAGATTAAGCCGCTGCTCAGACCGCTAATTCTGCACAGGTCTGCTGGCTTCATTCCTCGAGAGGCGAGGATGTCTGGAAGACCCTTCAAAAGAATCATGGCAACTCCTTACTCCCTATCGAGAGTAATTTTACCCAAAAAGATGTTGACAAAGCTCCCAACGGGGAGCAATATCTGTAATCGGAAGCTCCCAACGGGGAGCAAGCGAGTTCTCAGAAAGGAGGAATGGGATGGACAACGACTTCGCAAGGAAAGTCTCGGCGTATATCGCCGAGCACGGAATCACCCAGCAGAAGGTCGCCGACGTACTAGGCATCTGCTGGAACGCGGTCCACTACAAGCTGACCGGCGAAAAGCCGTTCACGCTTCAGGAGGCAATCACACTCGCCGACTGGATGGACTGCTCGCTCGACTGGCTCACCGGGCGCAAACCCGAATAGCCGAAACGTTTTCCCTCGCGGACTCGACTGAACTCCTCTCTGAAGACTGACCACTTCCTTCACGGGCAATTTTCACCCGCCTCCGACTCCTGGGCAGGCCTTCCCTACATCAGTCGAGTCCGCGCGGGAAACCGCACGCCCGTCCGAATGGACGCGCACCTTGAGTACAGAATATGCGCCCCGGAAGGGGTAAGGCCCGAACGGCATCGCGCCGGGAGGGCGGCAAGCCGTGAGTGCCAAAGCCGCGACGCGCGGAAACCACGGCAACACGGGGGCGGGCGATTGCAGCGCCTCCAGGCCAGCGGTCGCAACGGCCGATACGACATCGGAAAACCAAGGCAGCCCTGCCACTTGGCTGCCGCGTCGTAAGAAGATGTGTATAGCAGCGTATCGGTCGCCGCGGCCGCTGGTCGAAACGTTCTCGGTGGTGTAACGGTTCTAGCACGGTTGATTCTGATTCAGCCGGTCAGAGTTCGACTCCCTGCCGAGAAGCCATCGCGGGATAGAGTACAGGTAACTCACCGGCCTCATAAGCCGGGCCATGCGGGTTCGATTCCCGCTCCCGCGACCAACATGGGGCAAACCCAGCGGAGATGCAGTGCCTCCGTATTGTTTGCCCCACCATTTGCGTGTAGCTCAGCTGGTAGAGCGCCCGGCCGTTAACTGGGAGGTCGCAGGTTCGAGGCCTGCCGCGCAAGCCACGCCGCCTTGGTTCAAAGGTAGAACACCGGTCTTCCAAATCGGTTATGCGGGTTCGATTCCCGCAGGCGGCTCCACTGTCGCGTAGCTCAACGGTAGAGCACCCTGTTGATAACGGGGAGGTCGTAGGGTCAGCACCTACCGCGACAACCATTTCGGAGCATTGGCGCAGTAGCTACCGCAGCGGGTTGCTAACCCGTAGACCTCATACAAGGCCCGTAGGTGCAAGTCCTACATGCTCCGCCAACGGAGGGTTGGCAGAGAGGCTTATTGCAGCTGTCTAGAAAACAGCCGGTCGTTGATAGCGATCCGTGGGTTCGACTCCCACACCCTCCTCCACACTGCCGCAGTATTCTCCTAAAGACGGGGGCCTGACTGTAAATCAGGTGCCTATTGGCTGGCTGGGAGCGTTACCTAGATGCGGCACCATTTTCGTCGTCATAGCTCAATGGGATAGAGCGGCGGTTTCCTAAACCGTGTGTTGGGGGTTCGATTCCCTCTGGCGACTCCATGTGCTGCTGGCCGAACAGCTAGGCGGCTGACTGCAACTCAGTGAAACCAGGTGCGACTCCTGGGCAGCACTCCACAGGCGCGTAGCTCAACCGGTAGAGCAGCAGTCTCCAAAACTGTGGCGGTAACGCCGATGGGGGTTCGAGTCCCTCAGCGCCTGCCATTTCCCAAGCCTACAAACTAAGGACAACTAAATGATTCGACTCATCATCTGCGCCGGACTCGGTATCGCTGGTGCCGCCACGTGCGTGGCCGCCCACTCGCACAACAAGCGCGAGCGAGAGGAGTACGAGCGCAAGAACGAGGAGTACCTCGAGGCCCTCAAGGAGTATAAGGACCACGAGCGCTGCTACAAGCCCAGCAGGCCCGATGAGCCTGCAACAGTGCCGGTCGCAGGGGGCCTCGCCGTCATCGCTCTCGCGGCGGCCATCGCGGCCACCGGATGCTTCTACACGCAGGACACCGGAGAGGTCTGCGTCATCCGCAACATCGGCGGCTCGCTCGCAGGCTCCACGTCCGAGGCCGGCTTCCACGGGAAGGCCCCGTGGCAGAACGTCGTCACCTACGACACCCGCAACAACCTCATCAACTTCTACGGGGACACCGACTACAAGGTGAACGGCGGCTCCTACGACGGCAAGCAGGTGTCCATCAACGACAAGTCGGGCGCCAGCGCGAACATCGACATCCAGGTCAACTACTCGCTCAACCCCGACGCCGCGCTCACGCTCTACAGCGAGTACGGCACGCAGGAGTCCTTCGTCGAGAAGTACATCTCCAACGACGTCCGCGCCGTCACCCGCGAGGTGTCCGGCAAGTTCGACACGGTGACTATGCTCACCGACCGCTCGCAGTTCACCAAGGCCGTGCAGAAGGCCCTCACCGAGAAGTGGGACGGCATTGGCCTCACGGTCGAGCAGGTGAGCGTGCAGGACGTCCGCTACCCGAAGAACATCACCAAGAGCTACAGCGAGGCTCAGGCCGCCGAGGTCGCGAAGCAGAAGGCCCAGAACAAGCAGGAGACTGCCAAGGTCGAGGCCGAAACCAAGAAGATCGAGGCGCAGGGCCAGGCTGACGCCAACGCCATCCTCGCGAACTCCCTCAACGAGAACGTTATCCAGCAGAACTATATCGACGCGCTCAAGAGCATCGGCAAGAACGGCAACCTTGTCGTCGTGCCCGAGAACTCCACGCCGCTCGTCGACGTCAAGTAAGGAGGCAGAGATTGATTATCTTTAACAAGATCGAACACGGCAATGGGTTCATGATGAACCGTGATTTTGCAGAGCATGTGATGTGCCCGGAACGCTTTGATACGTCCCACGCGCTACTGACTCTCGAAATTACGGGGAAAGATGCGGCCGAGGTCGATCTCAATATGTGCCGTTTTCAGCCACGCGGAATCGTCGATGTGCTCAAGGGACTTCCGAGCCTCAACGACTCCACCGCTATCAAGGAGGTCATCTTCCACGACCCCGCGACCATCGTCTACTGGGAGGACGGCACCAAGACCGTCGTCAAGTGCCAGGACGAGCAGTTCGACAAGGAGAAGGGCCTGCTCGCGGCCATCGCCAAGAAGGTCTACGGCAACAAGGGCAACTTCAACAACATCATCAAGAAGCACTGCGAGACGGTCACGAATGGATAGCAGCCTCGAGGCCCTGCTCGCCGGAGTCGTCAAGGACGCCGTCGAGCAGGCCATGGACTGCCGCGTGCCGTCAAGCCCGACCATCGAGACGGCGGTCGCCGCCGGCATCGGTGCACGCATGACGTACACGGTGTCCGAGGTGGCGAAGATAAGCGGCGTGTCCGAGCGCCGCATCAGGCTCGACAACGAGCGAGGACTTATCGACTTCATCGAGCCGGACGGCGAGCGCGGGGCGCGTATCCGCGCGTCGGAGGTGGACAGATGGATAGAGACGATTTAGGGGGGTGCGGGCCTTGGTTCCTGCTAATGCTCGCCACGGGCGTGGCAAGCTGGGCGCTGATATTTGCCCTGCTTGCCCTCCTGCTAGGCCTCTAGAGTTCTTCATCCACGCTCCGAAGATAGGCGGCGTGCAGAAGCCTTGGGCATCCATAAACGACTGGATGCACGCGATGAACGTCAACCGGTTCAAGGGCAACGACCTCAAGAAGTACTACACGGGAATCGCCGCAGAGTACGCACACGAGGCCGCGCTCCAAGCCGGATGGAAGACCCCTGACGTAAGGGTCGACATACGCATCGTCTGGCACGAGGTCAACGCGAGGCGCGACCCCGACAACATCATGGGCGGAGTCAAGTTCGTTCTCGACGGCATCGTCAAGGCCGGCCTGATCCACAACGACTCGCAGAAGCACATTCGCGGCATCCACCACGACGACATCGTCATAGACAAGCAAGACCCTGGCGCGATGGTGACCATCGTGCCAATCTACAAGGAGGAACAATGAACACCAGCCGCTACTTCAGCGACAACTGCCTGACGGACCACATCGAGGACAGCGCCGACGCGCTTGATGTCGTCGTCACCACGAGCAAGGACTCCGTCCGCTCGCTCGCCGCGCATCGCAGCACCAGTGCGCTCGCCTTTGCCATCGGCGGAACCAAAGATGACATGAGGAGCGTCGACCTCTGCGTGGCAATCGACCTCTTCTCCGTCATCGCTGCGTGCGAGGCCGTCCTCACGAGCGGTGTGCTCAACGATGGTTCCGTCGCCGAGGCCTACAGCTGTGTCTCCCAGGCGCATCGCGAGGTAATCGGGGAGCGCGACGGAGACGACGCCATCGCTGAGGCGAAGAAGGTCGTCCTCGAGATGGTCAAGGACGTTCTCAACGGGGACGAGTAGTGCCTGTCGTAGGAGAGGGGCGTGTCTTCGACCTCATCAGGTGCGACGGGAGCGACGAATGGCTCGAGCAGCGCCGCCGCGGAATCGGAGGCTCTGACGTCGCAGCCATCATGGGACTGTCTCAATATCGAGGGCCTTACGAGGTATGGGCCGAGAAGCTCGGGTACGTGCAGCCGGCCGACCTCAGCATGGTCGAGGCGGTTCAATGGGGCAACATCCTCGAGCCTGTGGTCGGTAGCCACTATGCCGCTCTACACCCAGAACGCACTGTCAGACGAGTCAACGCTGTGTGTAGGAGCATTGGACGCCCTCATGCCCAAGCCTCGCTTGATTACGAAGTCAAGGACCCCGAACTCGGATGGGGCATCTTGGAAATCAAGACGGCGTCGCTCTACAGGGAACACGACTGGGATGAGGGCGTGCCGCTGTACTACCTGACCCAGGTGACCCACTACATGAGCGTGACAGGGCGAAAGTTCGCCGACGTCGCGGTGCTCATCGGCGGACAGAAGTACAGGGAGTTCCGAGTCATACGCGACGAGGACGACGTCAAGGCGGTCGACAGGGCCGTCGACGACTTCTGGGCGATGGTCGAGGGCGGTACCGAGCCGCCAATCGGCGAGATCGGCGCGGAACTCAAGGCCCTGGCATCGAAGCACCTGCAACCCGGCGAGCTTATCGAGCTGAACGAGACGCCAAGTGAGGCTACCGCGTGGCTCGACGCCAAGAAGGTGCGAGACGACGCCGAGAAGGGATACCAGGCCGCCACAAACGGGCTGTGCCAACTCATCGGGGACGACCGGGGGCTGGTCACGCCCGACGGAAAGTTCACGTGGACTCGTTTCATGCGCAACGGCAAGCCGAGTGGCGGCTACATCAAGTACACGGAGAAAAAGAAGGATTAGGAGGTCATATGGGAGCAATCACGCAGGCCAAGCAGGAGATTCAGCAGGCCAAACAGCCAGACAACTCGTTTGCCGGGCTAATCAAGCGATGCGCACCGCAGTTGCAGGCGGTCATGCCCAAGGGCTTCACGCCCGAGCGACTGACCCAGCTGGCGATCGCGACATACAAGCAGATACCGGACCTTAAGAACTGCTCGACGCAGAGTATGTTGGGGTGCTGCCTCAAGTGCGCTGAGACTGGCCTCGAGCCTAACGACATCATGGGCAACGCATACATTCTGCCGTACTACAACAGCAAGACGCACTGCAAGGAGGCCCAGTTCATCCTCGGCAAGAACGGCATGTTGGAGCTTGTCCGACGCTCCGGCCAGGTCAAGACCATCAGTACGCAGTGCGTGTACGAGGGCGACGAGTTCGACAGCTGGGAGGACGAGACGGGCGTCCACTTCACCTACAGGCCAAACCTGGATGCCGACCACGATGACTCGAAGCTCAGGCGGGTGTACCTATCGTGCCACCTGAAGGACGGCGGACTCGTGTTCCTCCAGATGAGCAAGAAGGAGGTCGACGCGGTCAGGGAGCGCTCAAAGGCAGGCTCCAGCGGCCCGTGGAAGTCCGACTACGCCGCCATGGCCGAGAAGACGGTCATCCGACGCGCCTTCAACCGCGGCCTGCTTCCGCGCTCGGTCGAGGTCGCCAAGGCCGTGACCGAGGACGAGAGCACGCCCGTCGTGCTCGACGAGGACGGCACCCGCATCTTCGAGGACCCCTTGGCACCCAAGCCGGTAGAGGTCCCCGCGAACGTCGACGCCGAAACCGGCGAAATCATCGACGTGAACTAGCCGACAACAGATAGGAGAGACAAATGTCCAACCTGCCACAGATGACCGACGAACAGCGCCGCGCCGCGCTCGAGAAGGCGGCCGTCGCACGCGCCGAGCGTGGCAAGATTCGCTCGCAGATCAAGAGCGGCGAGCTTAAGCCCGAGGAGGCCATCGACCTGCCCTACGCCAAGAAGATGCGCGTGCTCCAGTTCCTCACGGCGCTCCCCGGCGTCGGCAAGGCCAAGGCACGCCTGTTCATGGAGGAGGCCGGCATCGTGCCGAACCGCCGCATCGGAGGACTCGGCGTACGCCAGCGCGACGCCGTCCTCGAGTTTGCGAGCCGCTATGTCCATTAACAGATGTGTGATTAGCGGCAACCTGACCCGCGACCCGGACATCCGCTCCACGGCCGGAGGGATGCAGGTTCTATCTTTCGGCGTTGCGGTCAACGACCGCCGCAAGAACCCGCAGACCGGTGAGTGGGAGGACTATCCGAACTTCGTGGACTGCACCATGTTCGGTACCCGCGCCGAGAAGCTGGCGGTCTACCTGTCCAAGGGGACTAAGGTTTCAATCGAGGGCAAGCTCCGCTACTCGAGCTGGGAGAAGGACGGCCAGCGCCGCTCCAAGCTCGAGGTTATCGTCGACGAGATCGAGTTCATGAGCCGCCGCGAGGCGCAGCGGGAGCCGGTACAGCAGAGCCGGCCCGCCGCCGGCGCATGGAGCGCGCAGGCGGCATATGGAGCGCCCGATGTGTATGCGGAGGACATCCCGTTCTAAGGAGTGGTCATTGAACCTTGAGCGCGACGGCGCTCCCGACATACCCGACGGGACGGAGGGGTGTGGCTGCTGCCTCCACTTCTTCCCCGTCGGCATGTGCGGCACCGGTTTTTGCTCCATCGACTTCAACGAGTGGATTGAGCGCTGCGATGCCATGGGCGAGCGCGTTACCGGCAGAAGTACAGCTGCGTGGATACAGGAGAACTGCATCGAGGAGTGCCATGAGAGCTGCTCGCAGTTCGAGGAATACGGATAGGAGGGAGCTTGGATAGCGAGAAGTGCCCGCTACGCGATGCTGGCCGACCTAGCGGCAGGGATGATTTCAAGATATGCGTAACCTGCGAGCACAAATGCAGCACGGTCGAGCGCGAGTTCAAGCTCATGTATAGGGCAAAGCAACTCGAAGGAGATGGTACGGAATGACCGCCCGCGAGTTCTTTGTCGCCGCGCGGGACGCGGTCCAGCGCATCGTCGAGTTCGAGCGAAGGCTCGAGGCGAAGCGCGAGCTGTCGGTGATGCGTGCCCGCAGCGACGGCCCGCGCGGCAAAGGGGGCGTCACCGACCCGTCGAGGCGAATAGACGACCTCATGGAGTTCGAGGCCGAGTCCGAGCGCGAGCGCAGGCAGGACACGCGCCTCGTGCTAGACGCGAGCAGCGTGCTCAACGGCTATGCGGCAATCGACCCGGACGGGGCGGCCGTCCTGCGCATGAGATACCTACAGCTCATGCCGTGGCGCGAAATCGCCGAGACGACGGGGACAGAATACGACGCGGTCCGCTCGATTGAGTCGGTCGCGTTCGACAGGATTGACAGCGAGGGCCTTGCCGCGATGCGCGACGGGGTCCTCATATCGACAGGAGCAGAACAGTGAATATCGAGTGCAAGGTCGCCAACAGGCGATTCATACCCAAGCGTATGCACGCCGCGGACGCCGGCGCTGACATGCGGGCCAACATCGAGGAGCCTCTGACCATCCCGAAGGGGAAGATAAGGTGGGTCGACCTCGGGCTGTCGTGTGACATTCCAGAGGGCTATGTCGGTATCCAGGCGGCGCGTTCCGGCCTCGGCTGCAAGCATGGAATCACGCTTGCCAACAGCATCGGAGTCATCGACGCTGGGTACCACGGACCCATCAAGGCGGCGCTGGTGAACCTCGGCGACCGCGACTACACCATCCGGCCCCACGACCGCGTCTGCCAGCTTCTCATCATCAAGTGCGAGCTTGCCGACTTCACCGAGGTCGATGAGTTCGAGGCCGAGTCGGAGCGCGGCGATGGCGGCTATGGCAGCACGGGGAACGAGTAGGCCGACCGAGCCGCTTGTCCGTGCGCTCGTGAGGTACATGGGCGATAACGACTGCATGTACACGGCCATCTCGAAAAAGTGCGGCCTGAGCTACGGGACCGTGTTCAACGTCTCCAACGGGACGCAGAACCCGAGCTACAGGGTCATAAAGGCACTCCACGACGGACTCGGCATCAGCTACGACGAAATGTTCGGGGAGGCGTGATGGGATACACGAGCTGCCAGGTATGCGGCCTGAAGTACCGCGGCGGATACGCGAGGATGCGCTGCCCGTCATGCGAGCGCAGGCACGCGGCGATGAAATCGCGCATATCGCACATCAGGTCCAAGTGCGGGGTCGAGCCGGTCGCCTGCCCGATCTGCGGAAAGATGACCGGCAGGGACAGCGGGTTCTGCCTGCACCACGAGGCCCAGCACAAGAAGGAGGAGCGCTACCTGCGCTCATATAGGGAGGCAAGGGTTGCCAATGGGTAACGCCAAGACGAGGAAGGTCGTGCTCTGCGACCTGTACTGCACACTCTCAAAGAGCATCGAGAACCTCAGCCAGCGACCGACGGCGAAGTTTTCGGGAGCATCGGTCGTGACGGTCCTGAAGAAGATTCAGGACGAGGTCGAGCGTGCGCTGGAGGCCAGCGAGTGATGGCGAGGTGCGGGGAGTGCCGCCACTTCAGGGAGTTCTGCTGCGATTACGGCGTCTGCATGGAGGACGTCGAGCGCATCGAGTGCAAGAACCGCGGCGGGAACCCGGTGCGCTGGGCCGTGACGCTCGTTTTCGACCGCCTTCCGCATAGGGATGCGCAGGAGGAAATCGAGTGCGCATTGTATGAGCCGCTCAGCCGGGCTGCCTGCTAGACATGGAGCGGCGCGACTACGACCTACGTGCAGACGACTTCACGGAGCCGACATTTACGGGCGACCCGGCCTCGTGCCTGTGCTCAGCGGATGTTGTCGGCTCCAATACGTTCTGCTCGCTGTGCAACGCGTGGTGCAACTGCATGAAGCGCGGGTGCTTCATCACGCCGGACGGCAGGGCGGCGAAATCAGACAACAGCCCGGACGCAATGAAGCGCCGGGTCAAACGATGGAAGGAGAGGAATGCAGGTATTTGTCCCAATCACTGAAATTAGGGGCCATGACGGTACCGTCACCAAGATTGATTGCCGGTACGCATCGCACTACAGGCACGGCGGGATGCAGACTGCCGACAAGATTGAGGCAGTTGCCAAGCTGCTCGGAAAGAGCGGAATGGTCGGCGGCGATCAAATTGCCGACGTGGCCCACGCGCTCAAGTACTTCGACCGCGCCGGACTCAAGGATGACTACGACGAAGACCTTTATAAGTGCGCCGACTGGCTCCATCGACTGATTACGGGCCAGTTCCTGAACGAAGTGGAGGATGAGAGTGGGAGCGGGGAGAAATAAGCCCATCGCCGGCAACAGCAGGGACGGAAACCTCTGGTGCGACGACGAGAAAGGCTACTACGGAACGTGCTACAGGGCCACGACCGGGAAGATGGACAGGAAGCGCTTCCCGAAGGCCGACCGCCAGAAGGCAATTGCCGAGTGGACCGAGTGGTGCAAAGGGGTGCGGACCGCCGAGTACGAGAAGATGGCGGCCCGCTGCAAATTGAAGGACGAAAAGGCGGCTGCAACCGCCATCAAGGAGGCCTCCAACATGGAGAAGAATACCACTGAAACCAGCAACATGTACGTCCTGACCGTAGTCGGTGGAGCGCCGATCTACTGGTTTGACAGCGAAGACAAGGCCTTTGCCGTGTGCGACGCCCTGACCGCCGCCGCCGAGGCGTCCGGCTTCGCCGCCAAGTACGACGTCACTGTCATCAAGAAGTGGGTGGCGTAGATGCGCGTCCTTATTGCCTGCGAGGAGTCGCAGCGCGTGGCGCTCGAGTTCCGGAAGATGGGGCACGAGGCCTACAGCTGCGACCTTGAGGAAGCGGGGGGGGGCACGACCTCATGCACCTCAACGTCGACGCGCTCCAGATGCTCAAGCTCAAGTGGGACCTGGTAATCGCGCACCCGCCGTGCACGTACCTCACTGTCACCGGCAACCGCTGGTTCGATGAGGAGAAGTACGGCGACAGGGCGCGCGAGCGCAAGGCTAACCGCGAGGCTGCCGTCGAGTTCTTTATGGCGTTCGCCAAGTGCGATGCGCCGCATGTCGCAATCGAGAACCCCGTCGGCTGCATGAGTACCAGATGGCGCAAACCTGACCAAATCGTGCAGCCGTACATGTTCGGCGACCCATTCGAGAAGAAGACGTGCCTGTGGCTGAAGGGACTCGAGCCGCTCAAGCCGACTGACGAGGTCGAGCCTGAGCCGCGTAAGGTCTTCAAGTCAGGCAACTCCATGCCGACATGGTACGCGGACGCGTGGCATCTGCCGCCCCACGAGCGTGCCAAGGTTCGCAGCCGCACGTTCCCGGGCATCGCAAAGGCGATGGCCTCTCAGTGGTGCGAGCAGATCGGGATGGAGGGCGTATAACGCCAGATAAGGAGGAATGATGATTCAACTGCCCAAAGACGCGGAAGGGCGCGAAATTCCGCTTGATACCGCGTGCATGTACGACTGCAACGGCGATCCAGTCAGCGTTACTCGCTGGTGTTTCACGACGCGCCTTGATCCCGCGTTTTCGGAGAAAAACATTTGGATAGCAGTCGATAAAGAACGACTCGTTAAAGACCCCGCGCTTTTGTACCTCACCACGCCCGACAACCTCAAGCAACTCGTGGGGGACATTAAGCGCGCTCAGGATGCTTGCGAACGCAATGGAGACAAGACGGGTGCGTGCGCATACTCAAACTGGGTGTGCGACGGTTGCAAGCTCTACCACGGAGACGGTACGTGCTCAAGCAGGATGCTAGGAGACATTGCAGCTCGCATTGAGCGTCTGTGCGGTGATGCCGAATGAGTGTCGAACTGCTAAGGGATGCCGAGGGACGCGAGATTCCGCTGGACACCACGGTGCTGTACGACAAGGACGGCAACGAGATAGAAGTTTCGCGCTATCAGTACTATCCGAAAGTGGAGCCGGGCTACTGGAATCTCAGGAGCGTAAAGAACAAGTATTACCGAACCGATGAAGTTTATCTCATCCCGCCCGACAGCTGGGAGAAGCTGGAAGGGGACTTGGACAGGACGCTAAGTACTCCAAACCCCGATACTTACGCATCAATCACGTGTGGCTATTTTGACAGCGCCAATGTGAATTGTGCGGTATGCGAGCGCAAGCACGGCATAAGGAGCGAGAGATGCACCGACGATGCGTGGATGGACATCGCGTCCCGCATCCGCAAGCTGAGGGGTGAGGACGAATGAAATACAGGGTCTGCATGAACTACATCATCGACATCCCGGACGGGGAGATAGATGGCGAAAAGGTGAGCACTGAGGAAATCGCCGAAGATGCCCAATGGTTCATCGACGAGTACGCACGTGAGTCCTACTGCTCGATGGTCGAGATGACGGGTGATGACGAATGAGCATCATCGAGCGTATCGACATGTTCACTATGTCTCTGCCGCATAACTGCTTGTATTGCAAGTTCGGCGACATCGTGTTCAGCGGCTACGATGACCTCGTTGGTGACCATCTGGCGTGTATGTTCCATGCCACCGACGGGCTGAAAAGCAAGAAGTTCGCTGGCGTGCCCAAGCCGAACCGAGATTTCCATCGCACGTTCTGCCCGATTATGAACTGGGACGAGCGCTGCGACTCGTTCGAGCCAATCAAGTTCGGCGGGAAGAAGTTCAAGGTTCTCGATCATTGCGGATTGTTCGATTCCTACTGGAAGAGTGGTGAGAATGATGCCTAGCGATTGTCCCTACTGCGGAGAGCCGTACCTTAACTTCGTTGATGAAGACGGAGGGGCCGGGTTATGGATTGAGAAGACGTACGACGGCGAGCATGTCATTGCCGCAGACCATCCGGACGCATCGGGCACGTACGCATGGAGCATCCCTATCAACTTCTGCCAGTTCTGCGGACGCAACCTCATGAAGAAGGTGGACGTGGACTAATGACGACGCATACGCTCAAGGTACTTATCAAATACGCCGACGCAATCGTGAACGGCACCAAGACATTCGAGATTCGCAAGAACGACCGCAACTTCAAGGTCGGCGACAAGATCGTATTCGAAGTCGTAGCGAACGAAGGCTACGACGTCAGGGCAGCGGCAAGGCACCCGCTCAACGGTGCAGTCTACCGAATCGACTACATCCTTGATGACTTCGAGGGGTTGGCTCAGAAGTACGTGGCGTTGGCCATATCCAAGGAGGACTGATGGACGAAATCAAGCTGAAGCCATGCCCGTTCTGCGGCAGCAAAAGGGTTCTCTCGAATCTCTACAGCTGGGAAGCAAATGCCGACAACTACGCGCACTTTGTCTACTGCCAAAAGTGTGGAGCGTCCGGCCCGGTTATCACCGGGAACGAAGTTGAGCCGGGTGAATGCAGATGGGACAAGGCACGCGAAGCATGGAACAAGAGGGTGCAATGATTACCGATGAACAGCGCCGCGAGGTGGCAAATAAGTTGCGGGAGCGCACCAAACATAAGCTAAGCAAGGGCGAGAGTATGCAACATATGTTCAGTGAGACTCTCGGTGTGTACCGTACGTATGACTACGGAGCATTTGGGCTGGTCAAGGAGTCCGAGACGTGGAAGAACATCGTCAACCTCCTCGCCGACCTAATCGACCGCCCGACGTGCCATATCAGTGAAACGGACCACGAGTTCGAGGATAGCGTCCGGTGCGACAGGTGCCGGACGACATTTAACCGACCATGGGAGCCGTTCAGATACTGCCCCAACTGCGGAGCGGAGGTTATCGATGCTTAGCTTCTGGCGTCATCCCATCATCTTCATCAGGCGCCTGCTGCTGCCGATCTGCAAGACGTGCATTCACCATTACGCCGTCCACGGTTATTGCGGCACGGGGTTCTGCGAATGCAAGGAGTACCGCGACCGCTACGAGAAGCTGGAGGGTGACGAGCTTGAGCGGACGTTCTGCTCCGAGATTCGCGGCACCCGGTACTGCAAGTACGAGGAGTTTCACTAACCAAACAACCAAATAAGGAGGAGGATATGGACTCCAACGCTATCAAGGAGATTTCCAACCAGCTTGGCGTCAGTGCCGACTACCTGCTGAACCATCTGTCCGAGTTCGCGCCGAAATGGACCGCCATGCAGGTCGCAAAAAACAGCATCACCTGTGTTTTCATAGCCGTCGCGCTTTGCGTCACCGTATTCGCGCTCACGCTGGTGGTCCGCTCCATGCGAAATGGCCAGACTTGCAATTACTATGGTTACGAACTCGACCTCGCGGTCGTGACCCTTGGCCTCGTTGCGATCTTCTTGTTTGCCTTTCTCGGAACCTCGGCGACCAACATCGCAACGCACATCGCGTCGCCCGAGGCCGCTATGGTCAACGATGTGCTGGAGGCGATGAAGCGATGACTGCGGAAGGCATCGGCATCGTGCGTCTTCCGAATGACTGTGCATATCGCGAACTCGACCTCATAGAGCGAAAGACATGCCGGATGAGGTACGACACGGTCCACATCGACTACGTCTGCACGAACTGCGGAGCTTTCTTCCAGTACCCGGAGTACTACGACGAAATCGGCGATGCCGTGCCGTTCAACTACTGTCCGCATTGTGGTGCTCAAGTCATCGAAAACTAGATTTTATTGATAGGGGGTAAGGCATGGCGGAGAGGCGAATGTTCTCTAAGTCCATCGTCGAGTCCGACTCGTTCATGGACATGCCGTGCTCGGCGCAGTCGCTGTACCTCCACCTCGGCATGGCGGCGGACGACTGGGGGTTCATCAACAACCCCAGGGCCGTCCGCCGCATGTGCGGGGCCTCGGAGGACGACCTGCGCCTGCTGGCGTCGAAGAAGTTCATCCTGGAGTTCCCGTCGGGCGCTGCGGTCATCAAGGCGTGGTGGATCAACAACTACGTCCCGGCGGACCGCCGGCACGCGACCCGGTACCAAGAAGAGTTAGCCATGTGCTACATTGACGAGAACAAGTCGTACACTTTGCGCGATACCGGCGTCCGACCTGCGGATATGTTTACCTCGCCGAAGCCTGTATACAATCTGTATACAGAGGTTAGGTTAGGTAAGGATAGGTTAGGAGAGGTTAGTAACTCCTCTAGGGTTGATACTCAACCTGATCCCGAACGTATTCCTGCGTGCGCGGGGCCGGGCGGCGATGCCGCCGCGGCAAGCGACAAGGGGAAGCCGAAACCGCAGAAGCACAGGCACGGCGAGAACGGCAACGTCCTGCTCACCGACGACGAGCTTGCCAAGCTCAAGGAGCGCTTCCCTGACTGGTCCGAGCGCATCGACAACCTGAGCTGGTACCTGTCGTCCACGGGCAAGTCGTACAAGTCGCACTACAGCACCATCCTCAACTGGGCGAGGCGCGACGGCAGCAAGGCCAGGCCGGCCCGCATGGACAGCGCGGTCCTCAGCGCACTGGACTCGGTGATGTGACGTGGACGTCGAGATGTGCCCCAAGTGCGGCCACCCCGTCGAGCGCGTCGTCTACGACGGGACCCGCCCGGTGAAGGTCCCGGTGAAATGCCGGTGCGCCTCGCTGGAGGCCCGCGCCGAGACGGCGTTCGTCGCCTCGGAGATGCGCCTGATGGACTTCGCCCACGACGACGGGAAGTACGGCGGCGACCTCGTCGACAAGTGCCGCAGGTACGCCGCCACGCTGCCGGCCCAGAGGAACGGGCTGCTCCTGTTCGGCCCGCCCGATAGCGGCAAGACGTTCCTCGCCTGCTGTATCGCCAACGAGGCGCTCGACCGCGGGATGCGCGTCGTGTGCCGCTCGATGCCGTGGGTGCTGAGCCGCAGGTACGACGAGGTTCCGACAGCCGTCCGCCTGCTCACCGACGCGGAGCTGCTGGTCCTCGACGACCTCGGGGCCGAGCGCACCAGCAGCTTCGGCAAGGAGACGGTCTACAGCATCGTCGACATGCGCTACCAGCTGCACCGCCCGACCATCGTCACGAGCAACCTCACGAGGGAGCAGCTGGCGGGGGAGGGTGACGTGGCCGACAGGCGCACGTACAATCGCATCCTCGGTATGTGCCGCCCGCTCAAGGTCGACACGGGCAGGCACCGCATGACCCGCGACGTGTACGCCGAGATGGACAAGTCGTTCGGGTGGTGAGGCGGGAACCGGGGGCCGAAACCGAAATCGGCCCCCGGAACCGAAATCGAAATCGAAATCGGAAATCAAAATCGGAAATCGAAATCGAAATCAAAATCAAAATCACAATTTGAAAATCGAAATCAAAATCGAAATCGAAATCGCGCACTGCGACTGAGTTGGAAATGCCGCCTGAAGGCCATGAGATTAGATTTGCGGGGCGCTGCGGGCCTTGGACCAGTCCGGTGCAGGGCGAGGCGTGGAAGTGCCCCGAGAATAGCGTCTCGTCGCCCCAGGCGGCATTTCGCGTGGTAGGATATGCCGCAGCACATTGACAGAAGAAGGAGGGCCATGGCCTGCACCACACCGCTCTCGCCGGTGAAGGACCCCAGCTCCGGGGCCAAGCTGAAGGCGAGGATGAGGGAGACGGGAACCACCGTCGCCGAGCTGTCCGAGAGGACGGGAATCTCCACGAGGACCATCACCGCGCTGAGGAGCGGGGCGAGCGCCGGCAACTTCGCGACGTGGCGTGCCATCGCGCGGGCCATGCGCTGCGGTATCGAGGAGGTGGCCGGATGACGCCCGAGCAGGAGGCCGAGCTGGGACGCGGCATCTACGACCGCGAGAATGTCCACGCGCTCATCTCCGCGTTCGCGGACTCGGCGGTCGAGTTGGGCGCGAACTTCCTCGAGGTGGCCGAGGCGGCGCAGGCCGTCGGAACCTCGGCGATGGCCGCGATAGCGGCGCAGGCGGCGATGGCGGACCGCGCCGATGCCGCCGCCGACGAGGAGGGCGCGGACGAGCTGCCCGAGCGCTGACGCTTCCCGCTGCGCGGCGCGGCGTGCGCTGTGCGTTTCCGCAGGCCGCACGCGCTTTTTGGGTGGCCGTGCGCGTATTATATCCACTTTTTCGGAACCGGCCGAAAAAATGCGACCCCGCCGATAATATGGTCCCGGCGGGGTCGCATATTTTTCCGGCGTGCATAAAACAGCCGGCATGGCCTTTGACCTGCGAAAACGCCACCAGAGGCCACCAGATAGGCCTATACGGCCCGTTGTCGCGTCGAGGCGGTACTCGGTCGCGCCGGCCCAAAAACGGCCCTAAAATAGGTATTAGAGCGGCCCAGACGGCTATATACGGCCGTGGCCGTGGGCCTATATCGCCCGGGCAGCCGGCAGCCGTCGAGCGCCCGCGTTTGTGTGCGAGGCGTGGCCGGGCGGCCGCCTGGAGCGTCCTGCGATCTCTAGGACGACGCGCGGCCGCCTGGATCGCCCAGGACGACGGCCGCGCTGGCTGGTCCAGTGGCCCTGGAGCGGCAACAAAAAAACGCCCGGCACCGGTTAGGGTGTCGGGCGTTTCGCCGTTTTATTGCCAGGGGGGGACTAGCCGCCCAGCAGGATATTAAGTATTGCAATAATGATTGCTACCGCAGCGATAATCAGAAACAGCGTAAACGGGAAGATAACCGGCTCCAGCATTAGCCGGATCAGGGCGTCGATAAACTCGGCGTTGGCGTCGGCGTAGGCAGGCATGGTTGCATCAACTCCAGACTATGGCGGCCGCTCAAGGCGGCCGCCGGTTAGTAGTAATAGCAGATTATATTATCGAGCCGGAACGTTTGCACGACGACGGCCACGGCCAGGACGACGACGGCCACGGCCAGGACGGCCACGGCACGCCGGCTCACGTTGGCGGGCTGATCCAGCCACCGGCGCACGGCAGCGGCCAGGCTAGACACGACGGCCGCCAAGGCGCTTAAGGTCGTCGTCCGTCGCGCAGTACGGCATTGATCCGCAGCGTGCGCAGTGGTACCGGCACTCTGTGTACTCCTCGCAGGACTCGCGGCAGTTGTTCCAGCCGTAGAACTCCTCGAATACGTCGCATACGTTATAGTTCTCGTCGGCATACCGGACGGCCGCCGCCGTGGGCTGATCGTCCCACAACATAGGCTGCTCCAGGTCGTCGAGGTCTTCCCAGTCCGGCCAGCGGTCCGGGTTATCCCAGCCGTTATAGTACGATCCGCAGCGGTATAACGGCTCGAACGGCCGCCAGCTGTCGTTGCTCGCATGGATACCGGGTTGCACGTCCTCCCAGCCGGCGCCGGTTAGGCGCACGTTCCCGTGGCCGTCCATGACAGCCAGGCGTGAGCCCTGCGACGTGTCGCGCAGCATGTCGGCCGCCAGGCGCGACACGGCCAGGCCGCCGCACCGGCGTATTTCGGCGTCGTTCGATAGATATAGGGCCACGTCTCGCACGTATGCAACAGTGTCGCTCACGCCCGGCTTTACGGCCGCCTGGTAGTCGCGTAAAACGCCGTTATGCGCCACGGCCAGCGGTATACGTATGTCGGTAGCGTGCATGAAGTCGAGGCCGTCGCACACCGGGAACGGATGCGTTAGGCCGGGCGTGTTGCCGCCGCCGGTCCCGATTCGCATGTGTAGCACCAGGGGCACGTCCTCGGGAACGTTGGCGATGGCGGCCAGGTAGCTATCAAGTTTCATATATCCCTTGCGGACCTGTACCAGGCCGCCGTCCGGGTACATGAGGCCAGCGCCGTCTGGGTTTGCGTAGAAACAGTCTTCAATAATCGAGGTAGCAGGACGAACGCCGGCCGCGCACGACAAAATAATACACATGGTATTGCCTAACTATTTTGTTTGGTTATTGATTTGGGATAGCGCCGGCCGTGAGCCGGCGCAGATCGTCTAGAGGTTGCGCGCTCGCAGGTACGACAGCAGGTCGGCGCTAGGCAGCTTGTAACGGTCGAGCGCCTTTACCATCTGCTTTACCAGGTCGCGCCAGCTCCAGGACTCCAGCGCCTCGACATCTGTACGATCGTCGCCGGCAATAAGTGCCAGCGCGGCCGTCGCCTCGATAGTCGCTCGCAGTGTCTGCTTTACAAGTGTCCCGCGCCACAGTCTAAGCTCGATAGTTGCGTCGTTATTAAGGTTAACGGCGACGTAACGGCTGTAGTCCTTGCGTGTTTTGTCGCGCTTTACCATGGGCGCGTCTGCAATGCTGATACCGTCGTCGTAGTCGCTATGAAGGCTGCAATAGCTCATACAGTCCTTTTCGCGCCTGCTAAAGTGTCGCCACTCGGCCGCATGGCCCTGGATCAACCGTATAAACGTCGTTACCTTGTCGTCGTTATTGAGCCACGAACGGCTCACGTGTATATGCAGGCCGCAGCGGCCGCCGTCGTGCGATTGCGCGCGCTCGTCGTGGCAGGCGTCTAGGATCACGTCCCAGAGTCGGCGGCCGCCCAGATCGTCGAGCGGTGCAAGGTGGTAGGCCGCGCTCATGGGCTGCGTTACGATCTCGCAGCCGTCGTCGAGGCTCCCGTCCTCTTTGCACTCGATACGATCTTCTCCAGCGGCCAGCGTTACGGCCTCGGCCAGTGCTTCCGGGTCGTTTGTGCTCACGGCCTCGGTTTCAAGCTCGACACCGAGATACATTCTCGCCGGCGTAGGATCGTCCGGCAGGCGGTATTTGTGGTCGCAGTAGGTATGGCCGTAGCTGTGCAGGTATTCGTTTGAACGGCATCCGCAGCAGTACGCATCGCCGTTACGGTCGTGGTAGCAGCCGCCGTCGAGGGTACGGCCGCAGCAGGCGCAGTGGTCCATGTCCGCCTCGCACGTCGGGCACAAGTGTCTGTACTCGTAGTCGCCGTCGCGGTCCCATACTCGCGTCTCGCCGTCGCCGTCGCCAAACCCGGCGTACAACTCGCCGCACTCGTCGCACTCGTACGCATCGTCGAGGCAGTCCTCGCACCATGTCTCATATGACGACGCCCCGGTACGTCTGTCGTAAACGCGCACCGTATCCAGGTTGGAGTTATCGTGCCAGGTATGGCAATGCGCACACTCGCTCGCATCACCCATCACGCACACTGGGCACCATGCCTCGCCGTCAACCTCGGTCGCGTCGTCTTCTTTGGTCCAGTTGCTGCAGTTGTTGCACCTGATCCATCCGTCCGCTATTAAGCAGCTCGAGCACATTGGTTCGGCGTCGTAGGTGTATCCCAGGTCGCCGTATGCGACGGGGCGGCCGCACACCGGGCAAGCAACAACGTAACGGTTCATATTGTGCAGTTGCTCGTTAAGCTCGTCGACGCTGTCTGCCAGGTCCTGGTTAGCGCGGTTGACGATACGGCAGTGCCAGCGCTGTGTAGCGGCAACGCCGATAGCGTGTACTACCCTGCCCACGGCATCAATACTGGCCAGCGGCCCGGCCGCCTCGGCCGTCTCGTCGATGGTGCTATACTCGTTCATTGTCCCGATCTCCTTTACTACTTTGGGACGTTGGCCGGTATCCGTTGCAGCGGGGCCGGCCTTTCTCTTTGACTGTCTACCGGACGCTCTGTCCGTTGCTCCAGCCGTTGGCAAGACCTTACAACCGCCGGCGCTGATCTGTCTAGCACTTTACCCAACATTTTTGGGACGGCCGGCATACTGGCCGCCGTCGTGCATAACGCCGTGGCCCTGGATCATGGGCCGCAGGCGGCAGGCTTGCAACGTTTCCGCAGGTAGAACAGCATAGTAGCAGGTAGGCGGGCCGTCCGTGGCGGTGTATAGAACGGCCCTGGAATTGAATAATTGCATAAAACTAGATAGTTTCTGTAACCCACCATCCCCCCGGGTATATAGGCATTAGTGCCGGGAGGGGGTCCGGCGCGGGGAGTCAATTTAATGCGAAAACCGAATTTGAAAAACTCAATTTTTGGACAATCTGTCGTATATTACGGACGTAGAGTACGGCTAAATGAATAAGACGAATGAAAGTAGGTGATTCCCTTGGCTAGGGAGTTCGCTAGGCGCTTCTACAAGTCGAAAGGCTGGGAGAGGGCGAGGAAACTCGCCATGGAGCGCACCATCACGTACCCGTCCGGTGCCGTGTGCCCGTCCGGGATGTGCCAGAGGTGCTTCGAGACTACCGGCAGGCTCGTCCCGGCCGAGATAGTCCACCACAAGGTCTACCTGACGCCCGAGAACATCACGGACTCGCACATCTCGCTGGACCAGTCGAACCTCATGCGCGTGTGCCGCGACTGCCACACAGAGATTCACTACCCGGACGACTACAGGCCTCGCATGGCCTTCGGACCAGATGGAAGGGCGGTTCCGCTTGACTAAGAAGAAGGACGGGCGCGTCGAGGAGCTTGCGGCGCTCATCAGCAACCTCGACGGCCTCAATCTCGCGCTCGCGAAGGACATGCTTGAGGAGTACATGTGGATGCTCGACCAGATGGACGAGCTTAAAGCGATGGTCGACACCTACGGCATCGTCGAGGTCACGGAGCGCGGAGGCTCCGGAAACCGCCATGAGGTCAAGGAGGAGTCAAAGTACTTCATCGCGTACCAGCGCCTCGTGACCAAGACCATCGCGGTCGCGTCGGCAATCAAGAAGTTCTGCAAGGACAACGAGCGCGAGGTCCCCGAGGACGACGGCTTCGATGAACTCTAGGAAGCCCTCCGGCGGGTACGTGCCTCCCGAGCGCGACGGACTCGAGGCAAAGAGGTATTTCCGGGACGTCATCGACGGCAAGATAACGACGAGCCAGAAGGTCGTCAAGCTCGCCAAGAAGATGATCGACCGCTTCGACGACGGGTATAAGTGCTGGCACTACGACGCCGAGAAGGCGCTGAGGCCCGTCAAGTTTATCGAGAGGTTCATCTTCATCTCGCAGGGCAAGGTCGGAAAGCATCTCGTCCTCGAGGACTACGAGCTTGCCTTCATCGAGACTGCGTTCGGCTTCGTTGACGAACTCGGCATGAGGCAGTTCAACGAGGTCCTGCTCATCATCGCGCGTAAGAACGGGAAGACCGAGCTTGGCGCGGCAATCTCGCTGTACCTCATGACGAAGGACGGTGAGTTCGCCCCGCAGCTCTACTCCGTCGCCACGAACAAGGACCAGGCGTCCCTCATGTACGGCGCGATGCTGTCGATGGTTTCGCAGTCGCCGGCGCTCAGCAAGCGCCTGCACAAGGGCATCATCCCGTCGCGACACCAGGACGGCCTCATCTTCGACTCGAACCGCGGCTACTACACGCCGCTGTCGTCGCAGACGCGCTCGCTCGACGGCCTGAACGTCCATTGCGCCGTGGTCGACGAGCTTCACGCCATCGTGAATCGCGACCTGTTTGACCTCGTCAAGCAGGCCACCGCCGCACGCGACCAGCCGATGATTCTCGAGTTGACGACCAACGGCTTCAACCGAGACAACCTGTTCGACGACCAGTACGACTACGCGTCGCGCTGGCTCGACGGGCAGTTCGAGGACGACCACTTCCTGCCGTTCGTCTACGAGCTGGACAGCCGCGCGGAGTGGACCGACGAGTCGTGCTGGGTCAAGGCAAACCCGGGCCTCGGCACGGTCAAGAAGGTCGAGTACCTCCGTGCCCAGGTGCAGAAGGCCAAGAACGACCCAAGCTACCTTCCGACGGTCCTGACCAAGGACTTCAACATGCCGGAGAACCGCGCGTCGGCATGGCTCACGTTCGAGCAGGCCGTTAACCGCGAGGAGTTCGACTGGAAGGACATGGGCTTCCGCTACTGCATCGTCGGCTACGACGCGTCTGACACCATCGACCTCACCAGCGCCCAGGCGCTCATGATGAGGCCGGACGACCCCAAAATCTACGAGATGTCTATGTACTGGATACCGGAGTCGCAGCTCGAGCGCCACCGCAAGAGCGGCCTGCGCAAGAACCGCGACAACGTGCCGTACGACAGGTGGATTGACGCCGGGCTGGTGCGCGTGGTGCCCGGAAACACCATCGACCACCGGGTCGTGTTCGAGTGGATGCAGCAGCTCAGGGACGAGTTCAACGTCTACCCGTTCGCCATGGGATACGACCCGTGGCACCTCCAGGACGACTCGTGGAAGGACATGGCCCGCCAGTTCGTCGGCAAGAAGCGCAGCGAGGAGGTCCGATTCGGCCCGCAGACCCTGTCCATCCCCATGAAGGAGATAAGGACCGTCTACGACCGTAAGGGCATCGTCGACAACAACAACCCCGTCAACCAGTGGTGCCGCATGAACGTCGGCATAATCACGGACACCAACGACAACATCAAGCCCGTCAAGGCAAACGGCTCGTCCGGCCGCATCGACGGGTGGGCCGCCGAGATTTGCGCCTACGTGTGTCTCAAACGGCACTGGGAGGACTACGAGGCGTCCATGTAGCAGCAGGTTCCTTCGCCGCAGGTTTCTTCGGCGAAGGAACCTTCGTCTTGACTGTCGGCGTCACTGCCTTACATTTGGGTCATGGGACTTCTAGATATTTTCCGTCCCAAGCACGCACAGCAGGCCTCCAAGGTCGTGCTCGCGCCAGAGTTCAAGACGCTAACCGAATACGCACCGGCTTTCTCCACGTGGGGCGGACAGCTCTACGAGAAGGCCCTCACGCGCTCAGCAATCGAGAAGAGTGCCATGTTCGCGTCGAAACTCAAACCCGAGGTGCTTGGCGACTCCAAACCGCGTATCAAGCGCATGATCCTGACCGCCCCCAACCAGTACATGAGCTGGCCTAAGATGTTGGCCCGCCTCATGACCATCATGCTCAACGACAACACGGCGGCGGTCGTCCCGTCGCTCGACACCGGCGGCAACATCACGGGCCTGTTCCCGCTGAAGTTCGCACACGCCGAGGTCGTCGAGTACGCCGGCGAGCCTTGGATTAGGTTCTACCTCGACTCCGGCGACACGATGGCAATCGAACTCAGATACGTGTGCCTGCTGACACGCTTCCAGTACGAGAGCGACTTCTTCGGCAGCGCCAACGACGCGCTGAACTCGACGCTCGCGCTCATGGATTACCAGGAGCAGGCGCAGGAGGTCGCAATCAAGAACTCCGCCAAGATTCAGTTCATCGGCGCTATCAACGGCTCCGTCAGGCCGGAGGACCTCGACAGGAAGCGAAAAGAGTTCTCAGAGACGAACCTAAGCTCCAAGAACACCTCGGGCCTGATGCTCTACGACAACACATTCGAGAACATCAAGCAGGTGGAGCCTCAGAACTACACCATCGACTCCGGCGAGATGGAGCGCATCGAGACGAACGTCTACAACTATTTCGGAATCAACGAGGACATCATCCAGTCCAAGTACTCCGAGGAGACGTTCGGCGCGTTCTACGAGAGCCAGATTGAGCCGTTCGCGGTCCAGCTCGGAGAGGGCCTCAGCCAGATGCTGTTCACGCCCATCGAGCGCCGCCACGGCAACGGCATCTGCTTCAGCGCGAACAGGCTGGAGTACGCCACCAACGCATCCAAGCGAAACATGATCCGAGACATGCTCGACCGCCGCGTCATGACCATCAACGAATCGCGCGAGGTCCTACAGCTGCCGCCCGTGCCGGGAGGCGACGTCTTCATCGAGCGCGGCGAGTACGTCGTGTTCGACGCCGACGGAAACGTCCAGGTGCAGACGGGCGGCAAGACCCCGCTCGTGGCACGCCCGCAGGGCAACAGCTACGGCGAGGGAGAGCTTGACCTCGAGGGCGACGACGCCATCTACAACGACGTCGACACCAAGGGAAAGAAGGAGGAGGACGACTGATGCCCTACAAACCTGACCAGCGCGAGTACCGCAGCTTTGCCGGCGTGTTCCATGCGGCCCCAGAAACCGAGGACCGCAAGAGCGCGTACACGGTCGAGGGGTACGCGACCACCTTCGACGTCCCGTATGACTTCGTGTGCGGCGCAAAGGAGTGTATCCGCTCCACGGCCCTTGTCGGCGCTGACATGTCTGACGTCATCTTCCAGCTGAACCACGACGGCCAGACGTTGGCACGCCTGAAGAACGGCACGCTTGAGCTTACCGCCGACGAGCACGGCCTGTTCGTTCGCGCCGACCTCAGCGGCTCGCAGGCCGGCCGCGACCTGTACGAGGCAATCAACAACGGACTCATCGACAAGATGAGCTGGGGTTTCAACATCGCCCCTGACGGCTGGGAATGGGACGAGGAAACCCGTACCAGCTATATTACCAAGGTCGAGAAGGTGTTCGACGTATCCGCCGTCTCCATCCCGGCCGACCAAGACACAGAGATTCACGCGCGTTCCTACCTCGACGGAGTGATCGAGCAGGAGCACCAGGAGTTGGTGCGCCGCGAGAACGAGCGCAGGCAGCGTCAGGCGGCCGCGCTCAAGCTACGTTTGCTCTAACGAAAGGAACAAGAAAATGGAGTTCATCCCCATGGACGCGGCCCAGTACCGCGCCCTCGATGACGCCTCCCTCGAGCACCGCCGTGCCGAGGTAGTCGCCGAGCTCGACAACGCCGACAGCACCGTCGGCATGGACGTCCTCAACGAGGAGGTCCGCCTCATCCAGGAGGAGGTCGAGCGCCGCAACCAGGCCAATGCCCTCCGCTCCTCCCGTGTCGCCGCCGTCGCCAACGGTGCCGGCGCACTCGTCACCGGAGGCGCTCAGACCGCCAACCCCGACGTCTCCGTCACCCGCAACGAGGACCCGTTCGACACCGAGGACTACAACCGCGCCTTCTACGACTACACCGTCCGCGGCATCGAGTACCCCGACGGCCTCGTGACCCGCGGCATGGTCCCCGAGAACGTTCGCGCCGACGCCTTCACGCAGACCTCCGACGTCCCGCACTTCATCCCGACCACCCTCTCGAACACCATCATCCAGAAGATGTCCGAGTACGGCACCATCTGGCCCAAGTTCACCAAGATGAACGTCCAGGGCGGCCTTGAGATCAACATCTGGGACTACCTGCCCACCGCCAGCTGGGTCACCGAGGTCAAGCCCTCCGACACCCAGAAGGCAACCGATCCCAACCGCATCTCCTTCCTCTACTACATGCTCGAGGTCAAGGTCGCTCAGAGCTTCCTGTCCCAGGTGACCACCATGGACATGTTCAAGCGCCAGTTCCCCGAGAAGTGCGCAGAGGCCATGGTCCGCGCCCTCGAGGCTGGCGGTGTGAACGGCAGCGGTTCCGGTATGCCGCTCGGTATCCTCAAGGACCCCCGACTCACCGCCGACAACAAGGTGACCTTCGACGAGAAGGCCATCGGCACGTGGGCAGGCTGGGCCAACATCCTCAAGAAGGTCAAGGCCCCGTACCGCAGCCGCGGCGAGTGGACCATGACACAGGCCACGTGGGACACCTACGTCGACGGCATGGTCGACGCCAACGGCCAGCCGGTCGCCCGCGTCAACTACGGCCTCGACGGCGCTCACAGCGAGTCCTACCGCCTGATGGGCAAGAACGTGAACATCGTCCCCGAGGACATCCTGCCCAACTACGAGGATGCCAAGGGCGGCGCAGACGACACCCCCTGCATCCTGTTCGGCGACCTGTCCAACTACATCGTCAACCAGCAGATGGGTATGCGCTCCGTCCGCTGGAACGACGAGGACAATAACGTCACCAAGCTCAAGATGCAGACCGTCGTCGACGGCAAGCTCGGCGACACCAACGGACTGCTCGTCATCTCCGCCCCCAAGAAGACGGCTTAGCCCATGGGAGGTGACGCGGCATGGCGCTCCTAGACGAGGTCAAGGTGGCCCTGCGCGTCACCTCCGATGCCTTCGATACGGAGATTCAGGGCCTCATCGAAGCGGCCAAGCGCGACCTTAACCGCGTTGGCGTCGACGAGGCCCTCATCAATTCCGACCCGCTCGCGAAGATGGCGGTCGTCCTTTTCGCGAAGTCGAGGTTCGGTTACGACAACAGCGACGCGTCCCGCTTCGAGGACGCATACAGGCAGACGGTCGTGGACATCCTCAACTCGCCGACGTCCTACGGTGGCGACGGCAAATGAGGTGGAACGACGTCTGCTTCCTGCTCGCGTGGCCCGACATGGTCCAGGACGAGGCCGGAAACGTGATTCAGGGGCAGCCGGAGCGCAGGATGCGCTACTGCAACCGCTTCACCGTCGGCAGCGATCTATGGGCCACGTCGTTCGACGTCGGCCTCCGCGCCGACGCCCTCATCCAGCTCAGGGCCGACGAGTACTCGGGCGAGAGCGAGGTCGAGTTCGGCGGAGTCCAGTACGACGTCGAGAACGCCTCAGTTTCGGGCGAGTTCGTAAAGCTACAGCTGGGGAGGCACGTCTCAAATGACTAGCAGGACTGTCGGGGCCGACGCCTTCGCATCGGCACTCGACGAGATATTCGGAGACATCAAGGCCGTATCGTGCGACGACCTGCTCGAGTCCGTAAGGGACGGTTCCGAGGAGGCAAAGCAGGCGTGGCGCGATGGCGCTCCGGTCCGCACTGGCGACTACAGCAAGTCGATCCGCTACAGGGTCGAGGGGACCGAGGAGAAGCCCGAATCGCACGTCTACTCGACGAAACCGGGCCTCCCACACCTCCTCGAGAAGGGTCACGCCACCATCGGCGGCGGCCGCGTGCCCGGAAGGCCCCATGTCGCCCCGGCGGCCGAGCGCGGCTTCCAGAAGGCATACGAATCGCTCGTCCAGAGGCTGGAGGCCGACCTATGAGCAACGTGGGAGTCATCGGCGCGAACGTTGAGGCCATCGAGCCGACTGTGCACATCGGAGAGGCTTTCGAGCTGTTCGGGTCGTGCGACAGGATCGTCTACGAGGCGTGCAGGTCCACCGGACTCGCCGGAACGCACCAGGCGTACCCGGAGGGGTCGAAGGTCAAGCCGCCGTTCTTCGTCTACTCGCTCGACTCCGGCGGAGAACAGTACGCGGACGACGACAACTGGTGCTCGATGCCGAGGTATCGGGTCGAACTCATCGAGAGGCAGGCCGACCCGGTGGTCGAGACAGCCCTTCTGATGGCCCTAAAACGGGCGTTCGGACCCGTCCGCGTGTACGAGGACTGGTCGGAGTCGGAGCACGCTCGAATCGTCTCCTATTACTTCACAGTTACCAAGGAAGGGAACTAACCAATGGCAAAGGTTAAGTACGGACTCAAGAACGTCCACTATGCCGTCTGGGACTCCGAGAAGTCCCAGTACAAGACGCCCGTAAAGGCACCCGGCGCTAAGAAGCTCACCGTCGAGTACGACGGCGACGTAACCAAGTTCTATGCCGACGACGTCGTCTACGCCACCTTCGTCGACTCCTCCAGCATCTCCGGCGAGCTTGAGCTTGCCGACACCGAGGAGCAGATGCTCATCGACTTGCTCGGATATATCGACGACAGCGGACTCCTGCTCGAGGACATGGACAGCACCGGCGTCGAGTTCGCCCTGATGTTCGAGGTCAACGGCGACCCCTACAAGCGCCGCTGTGTCTACTACAGCTGCAAGCTGTCTCGCCCCAACACCGAGGCGAACACCAAGGAGGACACGACCGACCCCGACACCGACACCTACAGCTTCTCCGCCGCAGGCAAGCAGCTCCAGGTCAAGGGCGAGGCCAAGAGCATCTCCAAGGCCACCGTCAAGTCCACCGACAAGGCCAAGTATGACTCCTTCTTCGAGAGCGTCCTGCTTCCGACCGCTTCGGCCTAGACAAACAGCTGAAAAGGGGCACCTGCGGGTGCCCCTTTTCTTTTGAAAGAAACACGCGGGCCTCTCGCCGAGTAGGCGGGCGAGAGGCCCGCGTGTCTCTTTTAACGCCTACAAGGAAAGGTAGACAGTATGAAATACGACATCGACGGCACCGGTGAGCTTGAGTACATCTGCTCCGCGTACACGACCTACCTGTATGAGCAGGAGTTCGGCGCGTCTCTCATCGCGGACTTCTACGGCAAGGTAGATCTCGGTGATGACAGCGGCGAGGTGGTGACCGCCGAGTTCGTCGAGAACAGGCTCGCCGAGAACATGCCCGTCGACGAGAAGACCGGTAAGCAGAAGCCACTTCCGAAGGCCACGTCCGCACTTGTGCGCAGGGCCTTCCCCCAGTACGTCAACACCGTAATCGACTACACGAAGGACCGATGGGACGCGACACTGCGCGTCATGTGGGCCATGCGCAAGACGGCCTGCGACGTCGCCGGCGACGCCTGCCCGACGTTCAGGCAGTGGCTCATGGGCCTCGGCCAGGTGAACATGCGCGACACCAACTTCGCTGCGTTCGAGGAGACGCAGCGCGGCCTGTTTCACACCCGCTCTTAAGGGAGTGCCGGCACAGTCCGGCGAGACGGGCGAAGACCCGCTCCGGTACACGCGAATCTTCTCATCCGGCCTCCGCGCGGGCATCCCGTGGGACCGCCTGATGACGATGCGCCTTCCGGAGCTGCTGATGTTCCTCCAGTCGACCGTGCCGCAGCGGAACAGCTCCGACGGCACGCGCGACGCAACCCTAGAAGACATAGACCGGCTGCTCGGTTAACAGGAAGGGCAGGGTGACCCATGGCGGACGCATATCGCGGACTGACCATCAAGATCGGCGGCGACACCACCAAGCTCACCGCCGCCCTCAAGGCGGCTACCAAGGCCGGTGCCGAAACCCAGAGGCAGCTCAAGGCCATCACCAAGGCCTCCAACCTCGACCCCGGCAGCCTGACCAACGTCACGCGAAAGTACGAACTTCTCAAGGACCGCGCGCAGGAGGCCGCCCTCAAGCTCAAGACGCTCAAGGAGGCCCACGAGCAGCTGTCCAGGGCGACCGCTGCCGGTACCGACCGAAGCGTCAAGGAGCTTGCGGAACACACCGAGAACGCGGCCCTGAACGCACAGCTCGCACTCAAGCGATACAACGCGCTCAACGCGGAACTCGACAAGATGTACGGCCCAATCAACAAGGCCGCACGCGCGATGGATGAGTTCCCCGACGACTTCAAGCTCTCTGACGCCATCCGCAGCTCCAACGAGGAGTTCGAAACGACCGTCGCCAAGCTGAAGGAAGTCGGACTCGTAACAGATGACGACATCGACGCCATCATGGAGATGCGCGGCGCATGGCAGCAGGCGTTCGACGAGAACGAGGCCGCCAAGCAGGTAGCAGAGCTGAAACATCTCGAGAACGAGATCGACGTTACCACGTCCGACGTGAGGAGCCTGTCCGCGCAGATGGGCAAGCTCAACATCCCGTCGAACCTGGCCCAGGGGTTCATCACGACCGACCGCGAGGTCGAGAAGATGGACGCATCCATCAAGGACCTCGTCGCCGACGCGAAACGCTGCGATGCGGCCCTCAAGATGAACCCGAACAACATGATGGCGGCCGAGCGCAAGCTGAACGACCTAGCGCAGGCTGCCGAGCTTGCCAAGCACAAGGCCGAGCTTCTCGGCGACAAGCTGAAGGCGTACGAGGAGTCAGGCGTCGACAAGGTCGCCGCCTCCACCAAGAACGTCGCAATCGAGGCGCAGAAGGCCACCGAGCACTGGTCCGGCATCAACTCGGAGCTTCAGTACGCCAAGGCGGCCCTCCAGGACGCCGAGAGCCGCATGAAGCAGGTCGACCAGTCCGCAAAGTCAACCGAGGACGACTACAAGCAGGCCGCAGAGGCCGTGCTCAAGGCAAAGACCGCCGTGTACGAGCTGTCCGCGGAGGAGAAGAAGGCGGCATCCGCCCGAGACTCCGCGAACATGCAGAAGGAGTACGTCGAGGTCAAGCAGTCCGCCGAGGAAGCCAAGATTCAGGTCGACGAGCTTGCGTCGTCCATGCGCAACATGGGCGGCACCGTCGAGTTCGGATGGTCCACGGTCAAGTCGCTCGGCATGTCTCTGTCGGCTACGCTGACCCCTGCCATGCTCGCCCTCGGCAGCGCATCGGCGGCCGCCGCGAACGACATGGACTCCGCATACCGAGACATGCGCAAGACTGTCAACGGCACCGATCAGGACTTCGAGAACCTCAAGCAGTCAGCAATCGACTTCTCTAACACTCATGTAACGTCAGCGTCGCAGATCCTGTCCATCCAGGCAATCGGCGGAGAGCTGGGAATCGCCACCGAGGCGCTCGATACGTTCGCGACAACTGTCTCCAACATCGACGTCGCGACGGACCTGAATGCCGATGAGGCCGCTACTGCCCTCGGACAGTTAGCTAACATCCTCGACGACCTCGATGAAAGCCACATGCCGGCGTTCTCCGACTCGCTCGTGCGTCTAGGAAACAACGGCGCATCCACCGAGTCGCAGATCATCGACATCGCCAAGCGAATCGGCTCCATGGGTTCCATCATCGGCATGAGCACGCCGGACATCCTCGCATGGGCCTCGTCCATCGCGTCGACCGGCCAGAACGCCGAGTCCGCCGGCACCGCCATCAGCAAGACGATGTCCAATATCGAGACTGCCGTGGCGCAGGGCGGCGACTCGCTCGACGCCTTTGCGAGGACGTCGCAGATGTCCGCAGAGGACTTCAAGAACGCATGGGACAAAGATCCGACTGCCGTGCTGAAGGCGTTCGTCGAGGGCCTCAAGGGAATCGAGAAGAGCGGCGGCTCCGCCGACGCGACCCTCGTCGACCTCGGCATCACCTCGGTCCGCCAGAAGCAGGCGGTCGAGGGCCTGATGCAGACGGTCGAGGGCCTCGACGACAACCTCACGATGTCGCGCGATGCGTGGAGCGGCGTGAGCGATGAGTGGGGGGACGCTGGCGACGCCGCCGCAGAGGCGAGCAAGAAGGCCGAGGGCCTGTCCGGCTCAATCTCCCGAATCGAGAACGCCGGCGAGAACGCCGCGTCCGCACTCGGCGACGCGTTGGCACCGATTTTCTCCCGTGTTGCCGACGTCGCAGGCGACGCCGCCAAGAAGTTCGCCAATGCTGACGACAGCTTCCGCCTGACGGCCGCCGGCGCTGGATTGCTGGCGGCAGCCGCAGGCCCAGTGCTGTCCATTATCGGAACGGCGGGAACAGGAGCGAAGCAGCTAAGGGAGCACCTGTCCAAGCTGAACAGCGCGTCGGCGAACGCGGCGAAGATGGCAGCGGCCATGGCCGACGAGCTTTCTGGACTCACCGCCAAGGAGAAGCTCGCCGTAACGGGGACGAAGCTCCTGGCGGGTGCGAGCACCGTGCTGAAGGCGTCGCTGCCGATTGTCGCCGTCAGCGCGGCGGTAGGCGTCGTCAGCGCACTCGTGGCCGAATATGCAAGGTGGAAAGAAAAGCAGGACCTCGTCAACGGCGCGATGCAGAGCGCCTCGTCCATCATCGACAGCCATAAGGGTTCAGTCGATGCGCTTGATGATGCCTATGCTGGACTCAAGCCGGACGTCGACGGACTCTATGAGTCCCTGAAAGACATCAACGATGGGTTCGCGTCCTCGCTCGACGACATCGGCTCGAACAAGTACCTCCTCGAGAGCTATATCGGCACCATCGAGGAGCTTACGTCAAAGTCCGAGCTGAACAAGTACGAGCAGGAGAAGCTCGCCGCGGCTGTGAAGGGCTACAACGACATCACGGGCGACTCCGTCGGCGTGACCGATGCGGTGTCCGGCTCCATCTCCAAGAGTACCGATGCGCTGAAGGCCAATGCCGACGCGTGGGAGCTGAACGCCAAGAAGCAGGCGTACTCCAAGGTCGCGGCAGAGTACCTCGAGGAGGAGGCCCGCGCGACCGTCGAGGTCGAGAAGGCCACCGATGCGTACAACAAGAGGCTCGCTAAGCACGACGAGTGGATCGAGCAGTACATAAAGAACAACTCGGCAGCAGGAAAGGTCACAAAGGAGCAGGCCGAGGCCGCATGGGAGAGCGCGACCGCGACATCCCAGGAGAAAAAGAACCTCGATGAGGCCACTGAGGCGAAGAAGCAGGCCGCGGAGAACACCAAGTACCTGACGGACCGCATCGAGGAAATGGACGATGCCACGGAGCGCGTCTCCGGCGCGTTCAAGGGGCTGTCCGACTCGATGTCCGGCTATGGCAGCAGCATCACATCCTCGCTGGCACTCGGAATCGAGGGCGGCAAGATCTCTGTCGACCAGGCCGTGGCGTTCGTCACGAACGGCGTCAACGCTGCCGTGGAGGGATTGCCTCCCGAGATGCAGCCGCTCGGACTCAGCGTGGCCCAGATGCTCGCTCAGGGCATCGCGGACGGTTCCATCGGAGTCGGAGACGCGATTCTCATCATGAAGTCCCTCGCCGATGGGAACATCTCCGGCCTGCCCGATACGTTCAAGCGCTACGGCATCGAGTGCCCGCAGGCCCTTGCCGACGTCATCGAGCAGTACTCCAACCTACCGGCCGACGCCACGCAGGCCATGAAGGACGCCATCCTGCTTAAGCTCGACGACGAGCTTGTGACCAAGTGTAAAGAGGCCGGAATCAACATCGACGAGGGCCTCGCCGACGGCATCAGGAACGGAACCCTGTCTCCCGAGGCGTCCGCCGCGCTCGGCCAGGACGTCATCGACAGGGCCAGGGAGATTCTCGGCGTCCACTCGCCGTCGACGGTCTTCGAGGCCATCGGCGGCGATCTCGACGCGGGACTCCAGAACGGCATCGACGCAGGCAGGGAAGGCCCGATCAGCGCCATGTCCTCCATCGGGCGGGCGCTGTCCGACGCGCTCAACTTCCTTGCCCCAGAGATGAACGGAAAGGGAGCTACCGCGTCATCCGAGCTTGCAAACGGCGCTGGGTCGAATCTCGGCTTCGTCGCCTCGACGGCCGCAAGGCTCGCGGGCAACGCCGCCAGGATGGGCGACGTCGGCGACATGCGCGGCAAGGGCGCTACCGCGTCCGGCAACTTCGGCTCCGGCATCGGGTCGCAGGCGTGGAGTGTGGCTCAGAAAGCCGCGGGCATCGCGGCGAAGGCCGCCACGATGACGGCCGCGGGCGATACCTACACGTCCGGCACGCACCTCGCGTCGAACTTCGCCTCCGGCATCAGAGCTGGAATCGGATGGGTCGCATCGGCCGCAAAGGCAATCGCAGACGCCGCCGCCGCGCACATACATTTCTCTGTCCCGAAGAGCGGAACGTGGTCCGGAGCAGAGCGCGGCGGCAGGCGCTCCGGCCTGCACTTGGCCCAGAACTTCGCCGCCGGCATGGTGTCCGGCGTCGGTTCCGTCAGCAAGGCGGCGGAGACGCTCGCATACGCGGCGTCGGTCGACGCATATGCCGGGAACGTGTCCTCGAGGCTGTCCGGCGGCCAGTCCTACTCGAGCGTCAGCGAGTCCAAGACCGTCAACTACTACGTCACGGTAGACGGCCGCACGGTGCAAGCCAACCCCAGCATCGGCGATGCCGTGCAGACGCTCGTGAAGAACACGGGCAGGTATTACAGGATGAAGTAACGGGGGCCGGAAGGCCCCTGTTGTTTGATAGGGAGTCGGCATGGCAGAAGCCTATTCCAGTTGGTCAACAAACTACGCTGACTATCGTATGCGCGGATATGTGAACGCGTACGTCTCCAGATCAAACGCCACGAGCGTCTGGATTACCGTCGAGGGCCATGCGTACTTCGACGCGGCGTGCCAGTACGGCATCGCCGGACAGGTCGGTCACGCTGCTGCGGGAGGGGTCGGTGCGCAATGGAGCGGCGACATCAGCTGGGCTTGCCTGAGCACGCACACGAGCGGCGCGTACGGCAAGGTGACGTATGGCCCGTTCCCGCGCAAGAGTAAGGCGTATAACGTCTACTGCTGGTACAAGACACGGGGCAAGGCTGTAAACGGATACGGAGGATGGCGCTGGGGCGGAACCGAGGCTGGTGTCAACGTCAGTGTGCCGGCGATTACATACTATAAGCCGCGTCCTCCGAAGAACCCGACGGTCACACGCGTCAGCGATGAGTCGCAGAAGATAGAGTGGGCCGGTGACTACACCGGCATGGATGGGCAGTACCCGTGGACCGGCGTCCACATCGATCGCCGCGAGGACGATGGCGGATGGGTGACCATCAAGGATGTGTCGTGGAGCGTCACGAACTACGCCGACAACTCCACCAAGCCAGGCCATAAATACAGCTACGGGCTTCGGTCATATGGTCCGGGAGGAACGTCCGACCGCACGGCTGAGAAGACCGTGTTCACCACTCCGTCGTCACTCGGCTCGCTTGAGGCGTCGAAGGCGGACGCCGGCAAGGTTGTCCTGACTGGCCGCGACGCGCCCGCATACGTCGACTCGTGGGAGTTCCAACGAACGTCAGACGGAGGTTCTACGTGGAACGGCGTATCGCTGACGGCCGCGTGGGAGGATACGTCGCCACCGGCAGGAGCGGTCAGGTATCGCGCTCGCGCCGTGAAGTCTGGACTCAACGGACCGTGGTGCGAGTCGAACACGCTGACGACCATCTGCCCGCCACTCTCGCCGAACATCGCGGACCTGCGTCCGGCGTATGCGTTCGACGGGACGTCCGCGCTGATTTCGCTCACGGTGGTGCCGAACCACCCGGACTGCACGTCGGTGACGTCTGTGGAGGTCGAGTTCACCTCCCCAGATGGCGTATCGTCCGTCGTCGCGCTGTCCGGTTCGCAAACAGCCGTCACGCGCCCTGTGTCGTCAAAAGGCGAGTACACGGTACGCGCCAGGACCAAGGGCATCGACCCGAGCTGGGGCGAATGGTCCCGCTACTACGTATTCAACGTGGCGGACGCGCCGCAGGCCTATTTCACCAACCCGGCAATCGATGGTGACCTGATCGGGTCCGTGCCGTTCGATGTCTCATGGGTGGCGGTGGACGAGACAGGCATCAGCCACACCTCCGTCTCGCTCATCGACGGGGACGGGAACATTGTTGAGCGCTCGGAGCCTGATGCCGGCGTGAACAAGTGGAGCGTCGGAGCGTACTCAGCAATCAGGAACGGGCAGACCTACACGCTCGTCCTGGAGGTATCCGGCGGCTCGGGTCTGACCGTTACCTCCACGCGAGAGTTCACGACACACTGGCTAGAGCCGGCGGTGCCGCGAGTGACCATCACGTACGATTCCGAGCTTGCGGCCAACATCCTCGTCGAGCAGGGAATCACCGATTTCACGGTTCATGGGACGACGCTCGAGGGTCCGCTTTTCAAGAGCGGCGCGAACGTGAGTATCGGCGGAAACACGGCAGTCGAGGTTCCGACGGCGGTGCTTCACGCGCCGGTCGAGGCTGTCTCATATGACGTGTCGTGTATACGCTCCGACGGCTCGATCGCCGCCATCGCCCGCGGCATCAGGCCCGGCGAGACGGCGTTCGACCGTCTCCCGCCGCTCAACTGCGAGTGCAGGTATGTCATCACGGCGTACGCGGCAACCGGGACCTCGTCGACGCTGACAGTCCCGTCAACGTGCCGCAGCAAGTTCGCGGCGTTCAACTTCGGATACGACGCAGGAGTCTTCCTGCGCGGCGGGTTCGACCCGACATCGAAGCACAGCGCCGGGCACGAGCGCGAGTTCTACCACTTCGCCGACGGCGGTGCCAACAACGGGATGCCGATGAGGTACGACCTCGGCGACACCGATATTAGCATGAGCGCGTCGTGGAGGCTCTACGACATGGCCGACGCCAACCGCGTCCGCGACATCTCGCGTCAGTGGTCATGGTGCTGGTACCGCGACCTTGACGGGAACCGCGCCACCGTGTCCGTCGACTTTGAAATCGAGCGCGAGTCGTCCGGTATGCGCAAGTGGAGCATTACAGCCGACATGACCGAGGGAGTCTGGGAGGAGCCTATCAATGGCTACGTATAGCGGCACCCCATGGCTTGCCAAGGGCTTCACCGCGAGCTTCCGGTTTATGGTCGTGTCACGTTCATTTGGGGGCGAGACACGCAGGCTGCGCGGCATCAGGCCGGGAAGTCTGCAACTCTCCTGCAACGACAGCACGTCGGTGAAGGAGTCCGGCACAGTAGACTATGTTGGCAACGCCGACATTGGCTCCGACCTGCTCCGCGTATACCTCGACGCCGAGTTCCATGACGGAACGAAGGAGAGCGTCGCCCTCGGGACCTATCTGGTCAACGCTCCCGAGCGAACCGTCGACGGGCGCGTATCGCGCGGAACCCTGTCGCTCACCGGACGCCTCCAGGAACTCGCAGACGCGCAGTTCGCAAGGCCGTTGACCGTCAAGGCCGGTGCAAACCCGGTCGAGGAGGCCGCGCGCATCGTCGGTAGGTACGGGCTTAAATGCGCGTACGAGCACACCGACTATAAGACCGGCGCGGCAAGGACGTATGGCACCGGCGGCAACGGCGACGAATCGGTGCTAGATGCCGTGAATGACCTGCTGGAGCTTGCCGGGTTTCGATCCGCCAGGACCGATGCTTACGGCATGGTCCACTTTAACAAGTACGTGGAGCCGACCGACAGCATACCCGTGTGGTACTTCGAGGAAGGCGCGAACGCTCGCTTCCTCAGCGAGGTGACCGAGGAACGCGACATGTCAGGCGTGGCGAACGTGGTACGCGTCACCTACTCGACGCAGGACAAGTCGTTCGTCGGAATTGCCCGCGACGACGACCCGAAAAGCGCGTTCTCCACGGTCGCACAAGGTCGCGAGATATGCCGAACGGAGACGCTCTCGGACGTTCCAGAGAAGGCCACGGACAAGCAGATACAACAGCTCGCCGACAAGAAGGCCGCCGAGCTGCTCCGTACCGGACAGAGCGTCATTCATAGAATCACGCTGTCGACGGTCTGGTGCCCAATCTGGTACCACCAGACCGCTCGAATCTCATATCCGAGCGCCGGTATCGACGGAGTTTTCGCAATCAGGACCATCAACACGACCGGAAGCCCGGGCGCACTCATGGAGGTAGAGCTAAGGAGGTTCGAGCGATGATCGTTAACTCCGATGAGGCGGCGGCACGAGAGCTTGCCGCGATGCTCAAGTCGGGCGATAGAGACAGGACATACGTCACGAGGCGCTACGCAACAGTGGTGTCGGTGGCGTACCCGAAGTGTTCGATTCGCTACGACGGCGAGACTGCCGCAGACGATGCCCACGACGGCGTGTCTATGACCGTGTCGTGCAAAGGCATGGCGAAGGGCGACCGTGTGATGGTGGATATAGTCGGGCACCTGGCGACGGTGACCGGCGTAATCGCAAAGTAAGCAGGACGAAAGGAAAGATATGGAGAATGAATCGACCGCAACGTTCATGACCAACGACAACAACAATATCGACCGCATCAAGACGCCGAACGGCATCATCTACCGCATCGAGTCGACGCTGTCCGTGGAGGCGTCCGACAAGGCCAACGACGCGGCAACCAAGGCCGAGACGGCGGCAACCAAGGCCGAGTCCGCCGCGGCGTCCGCGACCGAGAAGGCGTCGGCGGCCAACGAGGCCGCTGTCGCCGCCAACGAAGCCGCGAGGAAGGCCGAGGCTGCATCCTCCGGCATTGCCTCCGAGCTGGCAAAGAAGCAGGACGCGCTGACCGCCGGCGACGGCATCTCCATCTCCGGCTCCACCATCAGCGCCGCGAAGAAGGCCACTGAGATTATCCCGCTCACGGCCGACAAGCTTCGCCCGACCGGTTACGCGGACAACGCCGTGTTCATCGTCAAGTCGGGCTCCGCGTGCACGCTCGTCGTCAACGGTAACGTCAACGACAGCATCGGCATGCTCGAGTCGCTCATCGACGACGAGTCCTCCCAGAAGCTGAAGGGCCTGCTCCCCGCCGGTTACGCGCACGTCGGTACGCTCAACATCCAGGTGGCGTCAAACGTCTCCAAGCTCAAGCTCGTGCTCGAGGCAGGTTCCGACAAGCCCCTGACCGTCCAGGCGTTCGACGGCGGCTACTACTACAACATCAACAGCGGTGAGCAGATTCAGTACACGTTCACCTGGGCAATCTAGGGAGGCAGGATGCACTGTCAACTCAGCGAGGCGCAGGCGTGGGCAATTGCCATCGCGTGCGCCTTCATGGTCATGGACATCCTGACAGGCTTCATCGGCGCTGTCATCAACGGCAACGTCTCGAGCGCCAAGATGCGCGTCGGCCTCGGCCACAAGATCCTGCTCTGCTGCCTCATCGCGGTCGCAGTGATGATTGAGCTTGCCGGCGCTCATATCGCCGGCCTCGGCTTCAGCGGCGTCTCCGTGACCGTCGTGTGCGTCTACATCATCATCATGGAGGTCGCCTCCATCCTCGAGAACGTGTGCGCCGCATACCCCGAGCTTCGCGACACCCCGCTCATGCGCATTTTCGACCATGACGGGGACGGCGAGTAGCATGGACTGGAAGAACCTCCAGCCCGACGTTTACATGCGCGTCGCAGCCGGCTTCACCAATGGCCGCCCGTATGGCATCTCCGGCGTGACCGTGCACCACATGGCGGGCAACCTCACGCTCGAGCAGTGCAAGGCCGCCCTCGACTCCAACGGCACCGGCGCTCACTACGGCGTCGCCGGCGGCCGCGTCGCCCAGTTCGTCGACGATTACAACCGCGCATGGGCGTGCGGCGACGGAATCGGCACCGGCGGCGGCAACGACCGCACGATAAGCATCGAGCACGCAAACGACCACGCCGACCCGTGGACCGTTTCCGAGGACACCCTCGACACAGGCGCACACCTCACGGCCGCCATCTGCGTGTACTACAAGCTCGGACGACCGGAGTGGGGCAAGAACGTCTGGCCGCACAGGCATTGGAGCGCCACCGCCTGCCCCGGTGAGCTGTACGGCAGCCAGAAGGACGCCTACATCGCCCGCGCACAGGCTTGGTACGACTCCATGGTCAACGGTGCCGCGGAGCCTGAGAAGGCGTCACAGGGCGCGTCTCAGGCCAATGCCGGGGCATCGACTAAGACCGAAAACTTCGGCGGCCGCTACCGCTGCACCGTGTCAAAGTTGAATGTGCGCACCTCCCCGTCGCTGTCCGGCTCCGTCGTGGCCTCCTACGGCCTCGGCCAGACCGTCGTCCTCGACGACTGGTACAAGTCCGCAGACGGATACATCTGGGGCCGATACACCGGTTATAGCGGAAACGTCCGCTACGTCGCCGTGGGACGCGCCACCGGGAAGCCCGAGGCAGACGACTACCTCATCAAGGAGTGAAATGAAGCTTAGCGAGAAGCAGGCCGGCTTCGTCTACACGGCCATTGCGGCCATCGCCATGGCCGTGCTCATCGCCGTCGTCTGCTCGCTTGTGCATCTCAGCGATGCGTGGGCGGCTGATGCCGTCGTGGTCATGGACCAGTCGGAGGGTCCGCTCTACGACCTCCCGCAGAACGTGTCCTCGTACATCGCGACCGAGCGCTCGACTAACCGCGCCTACATCGTGGTCGAGAGCGACCGCGGCATTGCGATCACGCCGTACCTCGACGAGGACGGTGACCAGGTCATCATCGACAGGCCATAGCAGACGCACCACCCTCCTCGGCATCATGCCGGGGAGGGCTTTTTTGCTGCCGATACGGTCGAATAAAAGCGGAGTCTCCAAGTTTGCTGGAAGCTCTGCTTTTAGTCCCTATTTGGTCCCTGCGGTGCATCTTGGAGCGACTTGTGAACCTTGTAAAATGAATAATGCCTGTTGTGCGTCTTGTATTTGCTTAAAAAGCCATAAGTGGTAATCTAACGACGTTTGTTTATATTGCCCGAGCATCTGCGCTGGGCTTTAGGTCGAAACC